AAGGCACTGTTGTTGTACAGCGTGGCCTCGCCAAGCGAGTCCGTCCTAGCAACTAATGGGCGTTGAAACCGAGACATTGTCGATCAACTTTCTCGGGTGATGTACTTCCAAGTGGGACTTGCAGCAGTTCCAGTGTTGATGAACAGGTTGGCGTTAGCGCCGCCACCGATGTTGATGCAAAGAGCGCCCTTGGCGTAACCAGTGTCGCCAGAGGTGCCATCATCTGGTTCTGCGCCTTCCTTCAAAAGAAGAAACGCACCGTCAAGAAGGGTGCCCTTTTGATCCTGACCAAGGTTAAAAAGTGTGTTGTGACCAGCCATTATTAACTCCGTTTAGAGAAGGCGACCCAATCCAAGTGGGTCGGAATATTGCGTAACTGTTACATCGGATGTGTAGAGATTCGGTCGGTTGCGACCAAACCTGCCATCCGAACGATCTGCGTTGTACCCAAGTACGTCGCCAGTTTCAGCGGCTCGCAAACTACGGTCCATCGAAACTGAGTGTGAAAGTCTTTGAAGGAAGTATTGCTTGCTTCCATTGGGATCACCAACACCAAAAGCTTCTGCAATAACCATGCTCATAGCTGCAAACAAAGTGTCTGCGTGGTAACGAGGGATGTCGGTAATTGAAGACATAGCCAAGTGGCTCTTCATGTACCGGAACCGAAGCTGGTACTCGGCGTCGGGTGTCGGCCACACCTTGATAACTGCGGTGCCTTGGTCATCGGCCCCACCAAAAGCAATGAACTCTGGCCTGCCGCTGTTAACACCACTGGTTTGGCGGATGTTATCGAGGGCCTCCGCGCTAATAACCTTTAGTGGACCAGAACCCTGCCCCGGCGCAAAGGTCACAGGGCCAATGTTGCCAGCAAAGTTTGTCGGCTGCGCGTAATGAATAAAGGCAATTTGGTAGGAGGTCCCAGCAGCAACTGCTGTAACTGGGGCAGCGTTAAGAGTCAGCGCGTCGGTGCCTCCGTGAGATGCAATTTCAAACATCTGGTCGTTTACAATAAGCTGACCAGCCGCCATTGCAGCGGTGAAGGTTGTCCCTGTCCCCGCAACTGTAGTGCTGCTAGCACTAATTGCAATAGTCCCAGTTGAGTAGGGAGCAATGGTGTAGAACACGTGCTCGCCGTGCAAAAAAGACCAGATGTGACTGACGTTTTCACCGGGCAGCACAGCAGGAAGAAAGAACGCCTGCACAGCACGGTCAACACACTCATCAACCAAAGCTCTTGTACCGCTGTCCATTGAACTAGCACTGTGAAAACCAAGTGCTCGCCGCGCAAACGCCGCCAAGTCATCAGCTTCAATTACTCCCATTATTGCTTCTTCCTGTTGGCCTTCGCGCTAATCACACGAAGGTTTTTCTTGGAGTTGTTCTTCGGGTTGCCATCTTTGTGGTCGATGTGCTTGCCGTCGCCCTTGTGTACCAGACCAGCCCTGAGAGCGGCGCGACGATTCTTGTTGCGCAGCGCACGCTCCTTCTTGTACTTTTCAGTGTGGTGGGGCTTGTCCCGGTACTGGCTCATTAATCGTAGACCCGGTGAACAAGTGCGTTAAACCTAGAAGTTGCGCCAAGCGATCCCCTGTAGAACACGAGGAACAATTCTTGCCAATGTCCCATTGGAAGAAAAATCATGTTGCCGTTGTTGTTGTCGGCAAACTCAAGGTCCGTGGGGTCAGCGTAAGTTGAAGTGCTGATGTTGGCTTGCTGGGCAGACACATATGGAAGCCACGTGTTGCTTGCTCCAAGAGCAATGTTATCTCCCGCTCCAGTGCAGGTGAAGAAATCAACGCCACTGTTCGGTTCATGATGCTTCGTGTTTGCAGCAGATACGTCTCCGCTACTCACAGTGGCTGCATCAATCTCTGCAACCTTGTGCATCATGATGTCAGCAGTGGTAGCAGAATAAGACGGCATACCAAGCTCGCCCATTCCGTTTCCAACATGAACCATCATTTGTGCAGCCGTAGTCCCAGAGCCAGAACTAACGGCAGAAACAAGGGGGTAGATTTGCACCGCCTTGACGCCAACAAGAGAAAGTCTTGCAACGGTTTCAGCGTCTTCCATGTCCTTGATAGCCGCCGTCGTTTTTGTAAGAGGTCCACCGGTGCCAAGAGCATCGTTTCCTGCGTCCAAAAGGCCGCCAGTTCCGTTGGCCCAAACCATACCCATTGAGTATGCCATTACTATTTACCGCCCACCTGCAAATTTATTAGCGCCGCGACTGCTACGCTTTGACTTAGTTGTTCTTGATTTTGCCTTGGCAGATTTCTTCCTTTGCTCCGCCATTTGCTTTTGTGACTTCTTTGCCATTACTTCTTCCCTTTCTTTTTCTTGCTTGGTGAAGGGCAGTGGTGCTTCTTCTTCTTTTTCTTAGAAGAAGATGCGTTAGCGCGTCCGCCGCTGCCGCCACTTGGCGCACCGCTTGCCGTCAGATGGCGGACTCCCGGTGGGGCACCTCTGCCTCCACCTCCTGATCTGCTTTTTGGTCCAGCTTTAGCCATTAGCGCGTCTTCTTTTTCTTCATAGCCATGTTGTTCATCATCTTCTTCTTTGCAGCAGGCTGAGCGGGCTTCTTCTTTGGGGGTCGACCACGCTTGCTTCCGTAAGTACCTGTTCCTCTGGGCATGTTGTTCTCCTAGCAATCCCATTTGCGAAGGGATTTGTTGATTCTGGAATTAGGGTCTTTCGCAGTCTTGGACCCTGTGTTCTTTTTCTTCATGCCCTCCATGCGGGCACAGAAACTCTTACGTCTGGATGCTTTCTTTTTGCTCGTCTTTGCTGCTTTGGCACTAACTGCTGGCTTAAGTGTTCCGCCTGTTTCCTTTTTGTAGCTTGCTCGACCCTTGCGGTTGAGCCCCCCCGCTGGGTCCTTGCCTTCTTTGCGTTGCCAAGCAGGAGTTTTTTTTGCCCTTGGCTTAGAAGGCTTTTTCGAAGACTTTTTCTTCGCCATTACTTGGATCTTTTCTTTGCAGTCTTAGCAGATTTTACAAAAGCTTTTTTGGTTGGGGCACCCTTGGCCCCCGGCTTTCGCATGGTTTCTCCAGAGCCCGATTTAATGCGTTTCCTTTTGGCGTGAATGTTTGCATACAAACCTCGTTTAGCCATTAGTCCACCTCACTAATTTGAATAACCCAACAACAGACAAGCCTTCTGGGACAACTGTACCATCATTATTAAAATCGGCACGTGCGCAAGTTAATCCGCATCGCTGCAACAATAAATATAAATTTACTCGTCAAGGTCATCGTCTTCTTCTACCTCAATCAGCATTAATACATTCATAGCAACGTCGAACAAAACACCTGCCACCTGCCATTTGTCCATATCAAATTCAGTTTGCCAGTACAGCACGTGCTTCTGTATTTCTTCTTGCATCTTTTCTGAAGCAGACTTCATGGCATCCTCCTCAGTTCGGCTTCCCAGCAACGGCCATTAAGTCTCGACGGTTTGTCCCAAATACAATCGACCACCAACATGGCTGCTCCCCACAAAGAGGTGTCTTTTCTCTTCATATAGTTGGGCTGCAAAGGGCCACACGTGCCTACATTCGAATACCAGAACGGGAGAGGTATTTTGGCTGTTCTCCTGCATTGCGTTGGCGGGATGGGCCTGTGCGTATGACCCCGAACGGTCAAGCTGAATGGTATCCAGCCACAAGCCCCATTTATTTGCAAGCCCTCAAGCTCATCGCTGTTCATGGATGAATCGAAGCCGTGGTAAAAAAGGCATTGTCCTACTCTGTAAACACCACGGCTGGACTTCTCATATGGGACCCAGTTCCACTTCTCGAACTCAGAACCAAATTCGGGGTGGTTCTTCCAGTGCACCAAGCCCCTCAAGTCTTTGGGAATGCGGCGTGGGTCTTGGGCCATGAGGTTATCATCATGGTTGCCGGTGTTAATCCATCGTATCGTGTCTGAGGGCAAGGCTTTACGAATTGATTTGAGGAAGTTGTGTGCGTGCTCGTACTCGTCTGCCAGTGAATGGTCAAACTCGTTGGCATGTACAGATGCCGCTCCAGCCTCGAATACGTCACCCAGATGCCCGAAATGGGTTATGTCCGGAATTCCGGAAAGCTCTTGCAAAATCCATTCGTGGGTCTTCTCTGGCGTAAAGGGAGAATGGGTGCAAGATATAACAGCTATCTTTGCTTTTTTTCTTCCAGTTCTGAGCATAGTTCACCAAAACGAACTTGGATGCAATTAGTGACCCACCGTATTCGGGTAGCTGTATAAACAAGGTCCTTGTGGTCTTCTTCGGCTACATTGCTGTATTCGGCAATATCTTCGATCACACAACAAAACCCACGCAACACAGAAAATATCTCTGTGTCCGTGGGTTGGATCTTTTCGAGGTCTAACGGTTTAGAACGTAAAGAGCGCCAAGATGGCGCGGCTTTGTTTGGTTGCCGGTCACAAGAAGAATTACTTTCAGGGGGTGTACTTTCCACCAGTAACCAACCTCAGAAAGGCGTTCTTAAACACCATGCCAGCACCGAAGCTTGCAACAGCAACAAGGCCGACAAACCAAACCGTACCAAAAAAGCTAGAAGCGTCTGCGAGAATAGTCATTTGTCTCTTTTCTCCAGCAGTATCTGCTTTACCGTTTTGTAGGTCCAAGCAGCACTGACAGTTCCTGTGAATGTAAGGATTACCGGGAAGAGGTAGTGGGCATATTCCGCCACCATGTAATTCAAGATTATCAAAATTACGCCGCCAATGACTGGGTACCAGCCTCGCTGGCCTTTGCTGACCACAAGTAGGACCATCCCCGCTATCAAGCACAGGCCCCCAATTGCACTCAGCATTGAGAGATTGCTTGTGGCCTCTTGGGCGTTGCCCAGAAGACCTGTCGTTTTTCCCGGCGTCATTCCAAACGGAACAGTTTGGCAACCAAGAAGAGCCAACATTCCGGCGTACAAGATTAAGCGTGCTTTAATCAATGTTTTTCCTGATCGTAAACGCTTTCTCAAAATGGGAATGCAACTTTTGGGCGTTCGCATTAATTCTGTTTTGGTGAGCTTCAACTTGTTTTTCTATTGAGGTAAGTCGTGAGTTAACTCGCCACATGTACCCAAAAATTCCCAATAAAGCAGGCCCTGCAATACTCAGGGCGATGGAAACAAAATGTTCTTCCACAGGTCACCGCCCTTCTTCAAGCCTTTCAATTCGGCTTTGCAGACCCTGCAAAACAATCATGTGGTTTTGATCGTTTGCTTCAGAAAGAACCTGCGATTTCACTAGGTCTTGCGAAATGGACCTAAGTTCCTGTATGTGTGCAGTGTTTATTGCTAACACTTGGTCTTTGCGACCCAATGAAAGAAAAATTCCGGCGGCTGTGGCAATCAAGCAGATCGTTTGCACAGCCTGCCAAGGATTATAGTTTGCATTCTGGGTCATTATCGTTCTCAAATAAATACCCGCCACCATGTGTAGTGACGGGAGTAATTAAACAAAACTGCTGTGTGGTGCGTGGTCATGTTGTGTGGGGAGTTATGTGTATTGTCACACGGCGTAGGTTATCTTCGTCTTTTCTTTGAAAAACCTTGAGGTAAACGTGTGAAGGGTCGTCATCTAAAATGACCGATAACCCTTTTTTTGATCGGCCCTTGGGTTTTTTCAAAGCGTCAATAAGAAGCTTGCAAGCTCCATAAAGATTATCGGTGTCCATGGCCCGCTGTCTCTTGCCCCATCTCCGATGAATGGTCAAATTTACCGGCCCAAGAAATTCAGGCAGGGGTCGACCAAAGGCCCACAGCAAATCGTGCACACGATCAAACTCTTTTGCCCGAACTCGGTAATGCATACGCATCAATTTATTTGGGCTGATTAGTTCGTATGGGATTGTGACTTCCCATTCTTGAATTTGGTTACTTGGATCTTCCAATGGCATCTACAACATCCTGTTTAGTTGCCCCAGACCTTAGCCACTCCCTCATATCTTTGCATGGCGGAACCAAAATCTGACAACCGGGACAGAAATTCTCTAGGTGTTTTTGCAACCGAACCGCCCCGTCCATGCCGGGTCCGTCATCGTCAGCAACAATGACCACCCGGCGCGTAGACACAGCTTCTGTAATCAGGGCTGTGCCGCCAAGGCAAGACGGCCTACCGATTGCAGAGAAGTCCAAGTCAAGGGCTGCTGCCGTGTCTGTTGGACCCTCGCACACCAACACCCCTTTTTTTGGGTTGTCGTTCCACCCACGTGGAAGAAACAGCCCCTGTCTGCTCCCTTTCACCGCAAACTTCTTCCCGGTCATCGTTCTTATGCGTATGCCTATCACCCTGCGCCGGTGCCTAAACATGGGGAAGGTTGCCCCGTTGTGTGCGCCAGCCCAGCCAACAAACATTCTTTTAAGCGATTGTTCTGTGATACCCAAGTCTGCAACAAGGGCCTTCATGTTTTCGCCGCTAATTGCAGAGATGTGCTTCTTGGCAAGAGCAGCTATGACTGAGTTGTGTTCTGGCAACTCCTTCTTCCACTCCGGGTTTTGTCTTTTGTATTCACCCGGCTTCAGTATGTGCAGATAGCCAGAGCCATCAATGTACTTTGCACTCTTGTCTTCTGTGCGTGGACATATCACCGCGCTCTTGTCTTTTGCAAGCAAACACCAATCACCTCGCCCACATATTGGGCATTTATTACTTGTGGTAGCCCGATTCCAATCCGTCATGACTTCTTCCAGTTGTTAGCCGCGAGGTTGTCAATTATCTCACTTGCTCTCTCGAAGCTTTCATTGCCAGTGTAACCATACTTGCGCATCAGCTTTGCCTGCTTGTAAGTACACAGGTTGTTCTTTCGGCGGCGCACCAACTCTTTAAACAAGACACGCTGTGTGTGGTGGTCTACATCGCTCACTGAAATGCCGTTCCTAGTAAGCATGGCGCGTTGGTTTGTAGAAAGTGGGGGTGCCCCTGTCCATACGGTCCTTGGCGCGTTGATTTGCAACACATCAAATGGATCCAAGTCTGCTGACTTGTATTTGACCTTTGCCGTAACAACAGACCGTTTTTCAACCGCAAGCTGTTCCTCCTTTTCTTTTTGCAACTCCTCCTCAGCGCGTTGTAGTTCGTCCAACACATCTATTGGGGTGCTGTCTTCGTCTTCCTTTTGTTTTTCTATGACCCTTTCTGCTGCTTTAGATTCAACTCCACCCAATATGTCCGCCGCGTAAACCAGTTGGTGCCGCGTACTGTTTCCGACAAAGTCAACCACTTCGCAATGCGGTTTTGCACTCGAAGCAATTGCATCTCTTCTTTCTTGGGGTGTGTCCTTGCTGTCCACAAGGTCTGGCAGTGGCCTTGTCCCCCGACCAACCATCTGCGCCACCAGTGCGCGACTGCACGATGGCCTAGCCATGACTATGACCTCTACGCTTGGGTCATCAAACCCCTCAGTAGCTATGCCTACGTTGACAAGGTACTGGAACTTGCCTGCTGCGTAATCAGAAACAATACCGGCGCGTATGTCCTTGGGTGTCTTGCCGCACACCATGCGGGCAGATGTCGGTTTGTGCCGGTTAAATATCTCCGCCAGTCTTTCAGCGTGTGCAACACTACTTGCAAACACAATGGTTTTCCTGTCGCCCGTCAACTCAAGGGTAGGGGTGGCAATTCCGTGTAGATTCTTTTCGTATTCCATAACCTCTGCAAGTTGCCTTTGGTTCAGGTCTCCTGCAACACGGTTTACTTTGCTGAAGTCCAAAGACTCCACACGAACAATTCTCTGGTGAATGGGGACAAGCCACCCATCTCGGATGGAGTCTGCAAGTTCATACTTGTACGCCACCACATCAAACACCTCACCCAAAGCAAGCTTGTCTGCTCGGTCGGGTGTTGCACTCACACCAATGACTTTCAGGGCGCCGTTACGTTGGAAGTGGTCTATGACCCTCCGGTATGTTTGTGCAACAGCGTGATGTGCCTCGTCAATGATCAGCAACGAAAAGTCATTTGGGTTGAACTTCTCCATGCGGTGGCCCAAGTACGTCTTGGCATTCAGGGTCTGCACACTTGCAACAACCACCTTGCTCCGCATTCTGTTGTCTCGTTCGTAAGACTTCTCCTCTGCCATCTCAATAGATGGCCTCTGCCTAGTGACTACCTCAACCTTCTTTGCTGCTTGGCGAATCAACTCCTCGCGGTGTGCAATAACCATGCACCGCTTGGAAGCAATACGTATCGTCTCTGCAAACACAATTGTCTTCCCACATCCAGTTGGCATCACAACAACTGCGCTAGAGTTTTCTCTTAGCGCATTGATGCAACCGGAAACCGCCTCTTTTTGGTACGGCCTCAGTTCCACACTTTGCTCCGTCTTTAGATTTTAAACCGCAAGTTCCTCTCACCAATTACACCAACAATATTGTCAATCAATTGGTTCGCCATCTCTTCGTAACTAGGATTATCAAGAAGCTCGTCTGCCCAAATCTTTATCAAACGCAGGAGCACCGACAACACCTCTCGGTGCCCTGAGTTTCCGTGAGCGTCAAGAGCGTTCATTTGGTCGATCCACTTTGCAAGCGCCACAACCACAACTGATGGGCTGGTTGTGTCAGATATTGGCACTTCAAACGGGTGTGGATCTTGATAGTCCATGTTATTCCTTCATGTCGGCGGGAAGAGAATCGTAAACGCCCTTTGGCAGCCATCTGAGGTTCTGGCAAACATCACAGTCTACATCACCCTTGCCCCTGCAATAAGGACAATCGGCTTCAGGGGTGGCAAGCCTGAC